ATAGGCTGACCGACATAAATTCCGTTGATATAGTCGGCAAGAGGCTGTTGCGCTAATTGCGATACCGCCGAATTTGCAACTAGATTTGTTCCTGTTGTATTCCAAAGCACCGTCAGGCCGACTGTTTGAAGTGGTGGGTTGACAAACGGAATAAGGTAAATATTCGGGTAATCATTAATCGTAGCTGCAATATTCCTAGGGTTTGGCGATAATGCGCCACCGCTAACGTACGCGCCATACGAAGATGTATTCAAGCCGATGCTGAATGTCGTTGGCGTAAGTGCCGTGACTACTACCGGAACGCCATTTAATGCGGTCATGCCAACAATGCCAGTTAGCGTTTGTGTCGATCCTGTCACTAGCCCATGCGCCAGATTTGTCGTTACAACACCGGGATTGGCTTGTGTAATTCCCGATACCGCCAATTTCGACCCTGTCAATGTCGAGATATCAAAAAGTGCCGAATAAATAGCATATGCAATCTGGTATTGATCGCCACCACCACAAATAATTTCCCATCCCGGGGAATTTTGCAGTACAGATACAAGTCGCGGCTGAACTCCTGATATTTGATTGAGCAATGTTTTTAAATAGGTCGCCATGCCTTGTGACGATGCTATGCCAGCCTGTAATATCCTAGCCCTGTATGCACCCTCTGTTTCAGCACCAACGCCTTGTACCCCCGCCAATGGGTTTGTAACGGATGTTATGTTTGCACTAGGGAATGATGTAACCAATGTTGTAATTGAATTTGCAGGAATTGCCCATGTTCCAGATTGTGTCGCCAAGCAAAATAATTGCGCGGTTTGACCGCCGGACCCGATAACCCCACCATCAACAACAGAATATTGATACGTTCCATCAGATACAATAAATCCAGATGAAATTATGTAACCCGGAACGCCTGAAAAAATTACATAGGCACTATTCGTTGTCGCTGCACCCTGCGCACCATAAAGTTGGCCGAGATAAATAGATCCGAGCTGATTCAATAAAAAATTATTAGCGCCGTATGGCGTTAGCGAATTAATGGTTTCAACATAAGCAGAATCGCATAGTGCAATCGCACCAACATCGGTGCTACTAATATCCTCGATCAGCGACCCGGGCAAATTTGCGGTGTACCCGGGGTTCGTTGCAGCTACCGCCGTTATTAATTGCGTCTGCAATGATGTGGCGCTTTGTGGCTGCGCGCCGGTAGATGACATGATGACTGGGATATCCATTAGCTCGCAATCGTAGTTTGAAATTTAGCGCCATTATTCATGATGACATTTATATTATATGTCGGGGGATTATCCGATATTCGAGCGACTGACAATGAAGCAAAATATTGTGAAAACTGCTGCTGTATTTGAGTAATATAAAAATCAGGAATAATTTGCTGAATAACTGACTGTTGCGCCGGAATGCCGTAATTAGACCAGAATGGCGATTCGCCAATTGATAATTTTAGCACTTGGATTAATGTTGTAATATAAACATAATCATTAAATCCAGCCGAGTCCGTACTTACCTGAACCCAAGTTAAATTCCCGTATGCGTCGGCTGTTCGTCCGTAGGTTCTCATGGCGCTATGTTCTCTCCTGAAAACGGAAAAATTGGTGAACTGGTCGGGTTGCCCGAAGTAGTCGTTGTGTGAGCGTGCGAATTAAGCCAATTTGTTAAAGCCGTCCACGCCGAATTCATTCCACTGATAGTTGTTGAGTGAGTAGAGTCGGATAGTGTCATAGTAGCTGCTTGCATTGTCCCTGCCCCCGTTCCGTTGATTGAAAATGACCCTGAGCTATGCAGCGTAATCGTCGCGCCCCCACTCGTCACTATCACTGAATTATTCCCTGTAATTATAATGGATGTTGGCGTTAAAACGAATGTCGAATTACTTCCCTTATCGCGCAACACAACCCCGTTGGATCCGTAAATTGTAACTGAATTCGGATCCACGCCAGACCAGTCTGTATTTGATATTGGTAAAAAAACCAATGGCGTAAGATTTGCCGGCTGAGATAAATCAGCCACGCTGCCACCAATCCCGCTAACACCAGTCAATCGCACATCCATCGGGATAACAACGCCCTTGTCGCCAATTTGCGTCGGATAGCGGATATACTCACCGCCGAACATTGGCACCGTAACGTTTGGCAAGGTGAAACTAGAATTTAACTCGAATTTAACGGTTATGATTGATCCGGAAACTCCGACTACTGAGCACGGCAAGCCCTTCCCAGTTAGCTGAATTGCATCATTTATTTTTTGATTTGCAAATAATGATAATGTTCTTGCAATATGTAATTTTTGAGCGTCAGACATTGGAATTTACCAAATAAGAAGCGTTAACGACTGTTACCCAAGAATTGGCATCTTGCTGGCGAAAATTTCCAACGTGACGCAATTCACTGATTTTAAAAACTCCACTAAACGCCGATTTATTCCTCAAATTAGAGTAACTTTGCTGTGTCGTAGTCACCATACCCTTGGGCATTTTTATATAATCATTGACGTGCAAATCAGCGCGCATAACAGCCTTAAATTGGATTGCTCCAAAATTTATCCATGTGGGCTGTCCAATTAAATCTGTAAATACAATTTCCTTCGGGGTTGTTTGTGTAGTTCCGTCCTCAACGATAAATATTTTATCTTTTACGGAGATATTAACCCCCGCATAATCCGGCAAATTTATTATATTTGTACTTATATTTTTTATGTATTGCGCAAATTGTCCGATACTCTGAAAATACCCGACCTCATCTTGCCCAAGAACCAAATTAGGGCTGATATTTATTTTCGGTAAATAATCAGGGAATCCAATGTTTAATGCAATTTTAATGACTTCATCCAGTGGAACGCCTTTTTTCCACGTTAAAACAATGTTTTTTGGCGAATCAGGCGATCCAAATTCTTGCGTTATGTAGAAATCCAAACTTTGATTTGTTCCCTGCCAGTTGCCGAATGACTGGTTTATTGTTCCTGATAGTATTAGACCGGATTGGCTTTTATTGGCTAAAGGAAGCCCTTTCGACATTCCCGCATACACTGATATGGTTTTCCCTCTAAAATCAAATGATTGGCTTATGTCTTGAATTGATATGCCCCATACCTTCAAATAAGCGGCACCGTTTGACGCATCAAAATTATAAACAGGGAAATCCATTTCAATATTTAATGCCCCAGGTATCACCGCCCCAGTTGCGCTTAATGATGTCCACCGCTTAATGATTGACGATGTTGCCGGGTCGGTGATGACGATATTATAATATCTCAAGGCGATACCTCGAATTGGCCGGAGCTTTCGCGGAACAATAAAGATGATGCGAACAGCCCTGCGACCAAATTAATAGAATAATCATCCGGCGATCCGACAATTGCGGTGCAAATAATTAAAGCGCCCTGTGTTGTGTATATATTTAAATAATATCTTTGCCCGAATACGTTCCACGTAACAATTGCGGTGTATGCGTTACCGTCCAAAGTTGGGTTAAATGAAAAATTTTGTGTCGGTGACGGAGTGAAATTGGTGTAAGTAGTCATGATGAAATGCTCGATCCTGTATTACTTGTTGTTGACGATGAGCTAGTCAATGATCCGATTGCGCCAGATACGCCGGATACGGCATTAGTCAGGCCGTTTCCTGCGCTATTAATTACCGCGCCAACACCCGTCCATTGACCTGACGTTGGCAGCCCTCCGTCCAATTTTGACATTAGAGAGTTAAGCACAAGATTTGCATCGGCAATAGCAAGCAACGGCTGAACGAAATCAAATTGCCATTCATACTGCACCTGATTTGACTGTCCTCCAGAGACATCCTTTAACCCAGTCAAAATACAATTTGTGTATATAAAGGAAGGCGTTGCCACAGTGAATGTGCCACCAGAAAAACTGTGCTGCTGCAATGCTTGCTGCAATGCACTGAAAGTTATTAATTTTGATACATACCCACCGGCGGATTTAACCGGACAAATCATTTTTAGCGATACAGTAAGCGGCTGCGCAATAATTGAATTGGCAGCAACAGCCTGATTTGCGAATGGATACGATCCTATTTGATTATTTGCGAGTTGAGCGCCGGGAACAACTACAAAATGCGCAAAATAATCATCTAAATTGAAAATTGTTATATTCCCGTTTAGTAGCCCCGATGCAAAATTAGCAGCTTCGGTTATAGCAGCAATGGGAAGCATTCCCCCGGGCATTGATGCGGCGACGCCACCAACCAAAATTATCGGACTGATTTCAAACCCAAGGCGGAATGCTGTTGCTCCAATCGTCATTGCGCTATTGCTCCTATACTCACTACGGCATTTCCGCCGGTGTTATTCATAAT